GTTTCGCTTGTCACTGGCAATCATGCCGAAAATGCCAATAAAACACGCATAAACAAAAGGTTTTATGATTGCCGTGCAGACTCTCGCCAATGGCAACCAATGGCAACCAATAGAAGCGAATAAGGCAAAATATGGCAACCGTTGGCAACCGCTGGCCGCGTTTCAGGGCGTCCGGTGGGCGCGGTGGGCGTCTTTGTGCCTGCAAGGGGCGGCGCTCGCTGCCCTGCTTACGCAGCGAAGCGGGGCGGGCGGTGTAGTGCGGCCTGTAACGGCTTGAAGTCATCAAAATCCTGCTTGCGGTTCCCCATATCAGGACAAGCTGGGCGTCGGAAACGCTCGCCAGCGGGCAACGTAGCGCGAAGTTTCAGCCGCCGAGATCCAAAATCGTAAAAAAGAGACGCCCAAAGCTTTCACCCTGGGCGTCGGTGCATTGAATCCGCGCCGCGCCATGCGTGCCCGGACTCGAAATTTATTGCCGGTGTGTTGTATGAGTTCCACACGCGGCAAAGCGTTCACCGCGACAGGCGGGAACGATTTCGCGGCGCAGAAAATGAACCGGAACGCGCCGCAAAATTCTTTTTATTGTGCTCCGCTGTCCGCCGAGACGCAGAATGAAACGGGGTGACGAACGCATACGTCGGCGTAGGTGTGAACGGTGATTCTCATTTCCGCGTTCACATCGAGGCTGAAGGGATTGACTATGACATCAACGCCACGGCCCCACATGCCAAGGATAACTTCCGCCCAGTTTCCAAAAAACGCCTGATTGTTAAAAACCTGATTTGTCGTCGCGGCGCGGTAGCCGTTCACGTTGCCGTCATTGGTCGCATCATTCGGGCCGAGTGTTTCCCATAAGAAGATGGGCACGGTCGTTGAAACGCCGGTTCCAGTCTTGGCGATCTGCTTCCAGCGGTTGCGCGTCGAGGGTGAGACTACAAAGCCAAATTTGCCGTCGGGCACGTCGGCGTTGGCGGTGGCCAATGCCGCCTCGAAATTCAAAAGCGTTTGCCAGCTCGCCGGGCCGCCAAAGAGAAGCGAGCCGATTCCGGTAGTGTTCAAAATTCCAGTTGGCTCGCTGGCCGCGCCTTGCCCGTTCAAAATGAAGTAATCCAGTTTGATGCCGACTTGTGCGGCAAGGTCGGCGCGTATCCAGTTTTCAACGGCAACCGAGGATTGCAAAACCAGTTGGCGCGAGTATTGGACGGAAGCGGTCGCCCGCTTCGGACTCATTAGAATTTGATCGAGCGTTTGAGTGCTCGGCACGGTAACGCCGGTTTCCGTTTGCGCTGAAACTGTCGCCGGGGCCGTTTCGCGGGGCAATGCCACGTTGCCGGTCAAGCCGTCCCAGACGGTAGCGCCAAGCCGGATGGCGGTCGTTTTATTTCGTAGAACGGGAATGACGCTTGGTTCAACGTCGGTTTGCACGAACGCGCCGCCCTGCCCGAAAGTGTTCACGTTCAAATCGCGCGTGTGCGTGGGTGCGAGCACGTCCCAGGGGATGCCCACGCCTTCGACCGATGCCGTCCCCAGCTTGGAACGGGAAAGCTCTTGGTGCATTTCCGCCTCGATTCCTTCAGGCTCGCGGCCACGTTCAATGCTGCGAAAAAGGCGGGCGACGGAGTAGCGGTTTATATCCTTGCGCGCCATGCCCACAAAAGCAGAGCGGTTTTTTATGTCAAAATCTGTGTCGGTAATCATAGTTACCAACGCGGGAAAAGGGCGAAAAATTAACCTAGGCGGCTTGCTGCGATTGTTCCCGCCATGCGCGGAGCCGCATCATTAAAGGGTATTTTTGACACAAATCGGCAATGGCCTGATTAACCGCCGGGGGTGTGATTCCAAGATGTTCGGCCAGTTCGCGCTGGCTGGCAAATGGCGTGCGCCGGGCCAGCCATGCGAAAAAAAAAACCCGCCGTTGCACCTGTTCGGCGGTGAGTTTTTCGGACGTGAGAAACTCGCAAATCAAATCCAGCAATTCAGGCAGTTTGCTTTTTTGGTATTCCAGAGCCGCGCGTAAATCTTCAATCGCGGCGTCACGGTCAACGTCGGCAAAGTCAAAATCGGTTACGGGCACGCGCTGGCCTCTGTCATCAAACGCAAAGCCAGCCTCGCCAGTGTGGGGCGGCTTGTGTTGGATGGACGGCGCGGCGCTCACTTAAAACTTATTCGGCGGTTTTTTTCTTGCTGGCCGTTTGTGATTTTTGTTCCGCGTCGGCGCGATAGCTGATTGCCTTTGACAGTTCGCTCAACGCCTCGGTGACTTCGCCGTCCACCAGCACGCGCACGTCATGCGTAATCAGGCCGCGTGATTCAAGATTGTGGCCGGCGGAAAGGAGCCGTGACTTCATCATCAAAACCACGTCACTCCACGCCTCGATAACATCCTCAGTCGGGATGCTGTTGCCTTGCTCCAGGGCTAGCTTCAATTCTTCCCGGCTGGCGCGGGCCGCGTCGAAACGTCTTTTCGCTTCGTCGAGTTGCCGCGAATGGAAATGCCGAAACAACGCTTTCAAAACCGCGTCGGCGTCGGGCCATTCGCCTTTGGATTTTTGGGGCAGGATGTTTTCGCGGGTCAACTGATCGAGCCGTCGCGCGGTCAATCCGCACACTTCACTAAGTTTTTTCGTGTTCATTGTGTTCATAAAGTGGGAAAAGAAACTTTGATTTGCTCTGTGGGCGGGCAATGAAAGCGACTTCGGTCACCAGCCCTTGACCATGCTGGACAGAACCTTTTACTCGTTGTGGCTTGGTTACTTATGAATGTTACCCTGTAACCCGTGCGTAACACTGACAATCCAACCGCCCGGAAGCCAGCGGCGTTAGCCCGTGCAATGGTGCGGACAAGCTCGCTGGCTGGCACTGTGCGCGTGACAAAGGGTTCAAGGCTCATGTCATTGCGGGATTCGTGGGCCGTGAATGGTGATCGGTTCGCGGCGTGACGCTGGCCAGCGGATTTCGATTTCCGTTTTACCGGCTGAAGGAAGTGGCCGCACTGATTCAACTTTGCCGCCTGCCAGTTCGATCTGCTCGCGCCAGTATCCGGATTCATAAATCCTGCATTGGAAGTAATGCGGCCAGGTCATTAACAAGGGATGCGGGATTTCAATTTCAGGTGTTTTCATTGGTGACTCCTTTGTCAGCAGGGGTGTTTTGGTTGGCGTTGGTGGTTTGTGAAAATCTCAACGCCCGCCGGTTGTCTCTGTCTCTCCCCCTACGGGGTAGAGAGACAGGAGACACGTCTCCGGCTTGTCTCCGGCTTGTCTCTGGAGAATCGGCGGAGACAAAGCTATTTGCGGAAGTAGGTTTCATGCGATTTGTTGAACGTGATTTTTTTGGACTGTTCGGCGCGGGCGATATAGCGGTAAGCACTGCCCCGGTAGCATCCGCAATCATCCATGATGGACTTGGCGAGCGCGGCCTTGCTGCTACCCGTCACGGTGCACAATTCTCGCACGCGGTCGGGGTTCATCAGCGGAGTATTGTCTTTCGAGCCGGTGATATCCCGTTCCCATTGGCTTACATCCACGGTCGGGTCACACTCATAAATCATAGTGTCGGGATTCAACCGCACGGCGAAGGTTTGAAACTCGCGGCCATTGGAGCATTTCCCGCACGCGATGATTAAGCGGTCGTTGCTGTCGGGGTCAACTGGCGCAAGATTGATTTGCCCGCGTGCCCAAGCGTGAAGCATTTTTGAATTTCGAGCGAAACTGGCGCGGTCGTAGCCGGTCGCCTTGGCCGCGCCGCCTCTGCCGGTGATCGCATGATGCAGGACGATGATTGCCCGCTTCGGATTTCCTCGACGGCACAAGCGCGAAAGTGATTGCAGCGTCAATTTCATGTCGGCGTCTTTGTTCAAGTCGCCAGCGGCGAAGTCGGCCAGCGGGTCAACGGCAATTCCGTCCGGTTTGTGCTTTTGGATTGCGGCCTCGATTCGGGCAACCGCGTCCGGGTCATCCAGGTTCACAAATGCGTCACTATCCGTTTCGACCGTGTGAATGGTCACGCGCTCCGTGAAACGCGGCCAATCGTCACCAAGCCATGCTTTCAGCGGCGCGAAGTCTTGTTGCAATCGGCGGTTGCTGTTTTCGGTTTGCAGGACAAGCCATTTCATTTCCGGCTTGAACGTGTCGAATGTCAGAAACCTACGGGCACCGGCAATGCAGGCCAGCATCAGCAAAAGCAACCGGGATTTGCCCACGCCTCCGGCACCAAGCAAAGCGAGTTGCCCGCCGTCATCAAGTAGGTGGTCGCCAAGCATCCGGTCGCTGTCATCAAACCGCATGGCGAGAATTTCATCCGGTGTGCGGATTGTGAATCCCTTTTCGCTGGCGGCCTGCTCAATTTCTTCGCCCAGATACCCGGCAGCAATGTCCGCCCGTTTTGAACCTGGCGCGGCTGCCTTTTCAGCTTTTCCGATTTCACTTCGCAGCCGGTGGTTTTTTTCCGCTACTGCGGATTCACAAGTTTTGTGAAGGCAAAAAATCGTCGGCACACGGTCAAGATGCACCTGACATTCGTGCGGCTTTTCTCCGGTGGTGTGGTGTGCTTCACCGGGGCAATGGCAGTCGCCTAGAACTTCATCTTGCCACTCCACCGTGCCCAGAACGCGCTCTGCGATGGCGCGACGAGATTCAGCGGCGGCGGATGGCGCTATTTTCACCGTTGCCGCTGGTGTTGGTTTTATTTCTTCCGCTGGCTGGCTGAAATCCACCGGCAATTCAACCGCGTTCGGATTTAGGCAAGCATCTGGATCATGGCTGGCAAAACAAAGTCGTGTGAAATCTTCTAGCTTGTCAATTTCCACGCCCGTTAAATCTTGAACGCGAGCGGACACGGCAGCAAACGCCGCTTTGTATTCTTCCGCGGTTTTGCAAATCGGCACGCGGTAAATCGCCTTCAATCCCTCGCCGGTGGGCGATACAAAAAGAGAATAGACGTGCGGATCATCGCGGAGCGTGCCGCGAATTTCCGAAAGCCTGTCGCCTAGCAAATCCAAGTCGGCTTGAAATAAGCCGGTGAATTTCGGCGTTGCTTTTTTGTCACGCATCGGCAGAACACCGGCGAAAGACACACACGGAAGCTTTTTCTTTTGCGTGTCCACCGTGCGTTTTGCCTGTGAGTATTCAACGCCTCGACTTAAAGCTCGCTGAAAGCGTTCGCGGATTTCCTCGACAAGTCTTTTGTGCTCATTGCCTTTGGTGCTGGCGATGAACTGCGCGGCGGGAATATCCGTTGGCAGGTTTTCGTAAGCGTTTTTGAAAAACGAAACGAGCGGGTTAAACTCTACGCTGCCGCCGTCGAGGTGTTTGACGTTTTCCAACCGGGCCGGGTCAAGTGAGATTGAATCATTCATCGCGTCCGGTCTCCTGCTTCACTGACCTCCTGCTCCAGCCATTGCATGACAGATTTCTTGAACTTCTCCTTGTTCACAACCACTACACCCTTGTGCAGACTCAGAATCCAACCGAAAAATAAACCGCGTTTCTCCGGTGTCGCTCCCCGTGAATACCACCAATCCTCGGCTCTCTTTTTGTCGCTCATTGCGGCGGGAAAAATGCACTTGGGATTTAGTCCAGCTTCCGGCGCTGGTGCTGGCGACGCGGCAATCTTGATGTCCTTGGCCGTCAACTCGCGCCCGGCGAACTTGGACTTCACCACGGCGGATTTAAGAACCGTCTCACGCTGCTCTTTTGGCACCTTCACCAGTTCGCGCGCTACCCGTTCGGATGGAATGTCTCCCGCGGGAGACAAATCTTTTGCGATGCCAGCGGCTTCAATCAGCCGGTGAGCATGGGCACGTTTGAACCCCCACTTCTGGACGCAGTAATCCTCAAAAGTTTTGAAGTCGCATTTGTAAAGCCGTGAATCCCGAATTTCAGCCAGCGCGGTTCCTACTTCAATGAAGGTCTGCCGTCCAGCCTCGATGATTTTTTCCAGTTCAATCAGCCTCTTGGATTCGTCAAGGGTGATCGGCTCGGTGCTAAGTGTAGTGATTGGATCATTCATCTTGTGCAACTCCCTTCCGCCGTTTCCGGTTGCTGAGAATGTCACCGATTTTTAAACCCGGCACCCAGCCGCGCTGAATGAGTTTGCGGATTTTGGCTTTCTCGGTGCCAGTGGCCGCGCTGAATCTTCGTGAAGATTTCATTGACGGGGCCAACCTTCTGCCGGGGTTTGACTTGGACGCCGGGCCGGGCGTGTTTTGTCCAAGATTTTTTGTTGGTTCGGTTTGCGGCCGTTTTTCAGGATGAACATGACACCCTCGGCGCTGTTAATGGATGGGTACTTTTTGGACGAAGTTTTCATTTTTGTTTGATGGATGGATTTTTCAACGGTGGCAACCGTTTGCCGGTTCGTAAAATGTGCGCGGCTCGGCGGTAAAGCCCGGCGATAAACTGGCCGGGCGTCTGGTTTCCGATGGCGATGAATTTGGGGCGCGGTGTTTTCATGGCGCGAGCGTCCTTGTTTTCAGAAGTTTTTCGACGCCCGAAACGGAGTAAAAAACCACGCCGCCACCGCGCACGGCGGTTGGATTCGGTTTGAACCTTGGAACGCGGGCCGAGTCCAGCCATGCGCGGAGCCTGTGGCGTGACGGCACTGGCGCGATATGCGCCGGGAGAAAATTTTCGATTAGCTCGTCGAGGCTGGCCAGCCGGACATTGCTTGCCGTTGGCTTTTCTGAAACTTGATTCGGATTCATTGGCCGCAATTTACGGCCATAGAACGCTCTTAATCCAAGGGGGATTAAGAACTTTTGATTGCTTATTTACATTGAAGCGGGAAATGGATTTCTTCGCAGATTGCACGCAAGGTGGGGTGTCCGTTCTCGTGCTCATCACTGCCAACCGCTTTTGCGAGTTTTTTAATCGGCATTTTTTTGCCGTAAAAATCGAGAATCCTTTTTAGCATCAATAGCTGCGTGCGCCATTTTTTTGCACGGGGAAGCTTGGGCAAAGTTTCTTCGCACGCTTTAACAACCGTCAACGCATCGGCGATTGCATGAATCTCGCTGGCGTCGCCTGTCTCAATCGCCCGGAAAAATTTGTCCTCAATAAATCCGCGCCCGTTGCTGGTGTTTTCCACCGGCACGCCAATTTCCCTTGCCAGCTTCGCCCGCAACGATTGCTTCCAGACACGATAAAAAGCAATTTGACTTTCCGTCTCTGAAAGTTCCCGGCCAAAACTGGCAAGGTTGGTTGCTTGTTCAATATCCGCCTCTAGCAACGCACGCAATTTTTTTAACGGCGTGTTGCGCGGTTTGGACGGCGGCGGCGTGGGCGGCGTCTTTGATTTCTTGTTCATTGTGCGGTTTCCATTTTATCGTATCTCACGCGCACGAAGCGCGCTTCACGGAATTTGTCGCTGGCCGTGATTCCGTAGCATTCAATTTCAATCACTTCGCCAACGGATATTTTTCTGCTGCCGATGGAGCACCAGCCACGGTCAATACCATTTTGTGACAGCCGGACGGAGCGTTTGAAAGGATGGTTTTCTGTGACAATGCAATCGTGAGTTTCAACGCGCTTGATCTTCACCCAGTCAAAACCAAAATGAGCCGCGAAGGGTTTTGCCACTACACCCTC